GAATTTTTCGGTGCCGGAACGTTTGCCGGGTGCCGCGCCGTCGGTGGTTCCGGTGTAGTTCATGGCCTAGAAATGATGTCTGCTATGCGGTGAAGCAGGTTTGCTAGGGCTTCGCGCGCTATTTTAAGCAACCCTTTTTTGTCATCATTATTCATCTTGTTTGCCTTTCGGTTTGTCTTTAAGGCCGTTCGCGCTAAGCAGGCCGGCCAATGATCCGGTCAAGAATAGAAGTAAGGGTTGAAGGGTTGCCCACGCGGATTTGTCGTTGTCCGATACTTCTAACGGTTGGGTCACAAATAAAAGGCCGTAGATAAGAGACATCGTGGCAACAACAAAAGTCAAGGACAACGCGCAAGCAACCACAAAAATTAGCCGGGCTTTGATTTCTTCGCTTGTCATTCGTTGTTCGCGCCGTGGCGGCGGCATTATGGGCATTTGTCTTGTACCGTTCGAATAGATCCAACACTTGCCGTGTCAACGGTAATTGTTGTGGCCGCGCGTAACGCCTTATTTTTGGTTAATGGTGGGCAATTGACGCGTTCACGATCCCCACAAGCTGTGAGAATGCTTAGGAACAACAACCCGACAAAACTAACGCGCCAAATCATCACAAACCTTAGGAATCAACAAATCAAGTTCTTGTTGTGCAATTTCTTCTTCTGTCATGTCGCGCAAGTATTCTTCACCCGTCGTGAAATCATAAATCATTATTTGTGGCGTCATTTTTAGCCTTTCCTGTATCCGTAAACGGTGACATTTCCCGATATTGTGGCCGAAGTTGCCGTTAAAAATCTTATGCCGTTGTATTGCGCCACAACGCTGTGTGAACTTCCGCCGCCTCGATTTCCAAATGTGCCATAATAGCCAATTGCTTGTGTGTGGCAGAGTGTCCTTTGATTCAAGTTGGGGCCTATAACGTCCATAGTGATAGTTCCGCCTACAAACCCCGAAACGGTTTGTGTGTACCCGGTATAACCCAAAGTTTGGCCGGCCGCGTTACTTGTGGAAGCTGTGCCCGTGTCTAAATAGCCGTTTGTGTACCAAGAATAAACGGCGGTTGCTTCGGGTGTTGAACCGGTAAGCATTCGCCAATAAATATCAGTTGAACTATTACAATTCAAACTATCCAAAATTATTCGATAGTTGTCGTAAGTGTTAGAAAAACACCCGACAAGATCGGTGATATTCGTAGCAAGATTTGCGCGCGCAACATAAACCAATCCGCTGTTTGCCAAATATGTGTTGGTGTCCGACGAGGTGAGAAGTTCGCCGGTAGTGAATGTTTTAATTGCCATGAATCAAAATCCTAACTTGTTGTTGTCAAGGGTGCCATAGACCGCGTTATTTAGAACCAAATACGCGTTGTTGTCTTGCCCTGACATGAATAATGTGATCCGGGTTTGTTCGGGTGTGGCGTCAATTTGCACGCCTTCAATAACGGTGTTGTAAGTACTTCCGCGAAAATAAATCTTGCCGTTTTTATTGATTGGCAGTTCGCAAACTTCAAGAAATGCGGTGTTGAATAGCCCGGTGTCATAACGGTTGGTTTGTTGAACGTCGGTCAACGTGATCGAAGCAAGTGTGCTGTTTTTTGTTTGAAAGTTATTAAGCACCCATTGGGCGTGATCCGAAGCTTGACTTGTGGTGTAGTCAAGGGTTGTTTTGTCCCAACCGTAAATTGGGGTTGTCGATAACGTGGCGGTTTGCGCGGCCAACCCTTCCGGGCTAATGGTTACCTTGTTGTAATAGTTGTCGGCGCTTGAACGAAATTGGATTCCTTCATATTTCATTTGCACGCTGTAGGGCGTGCCGGTGCCGTCATTGAAAACATATTCGGTGGTAATTAACCCGGTGGTGTTTCTGCCGTACCAATACAACGTTGGTGTGCCTTTGAATGACGCTTCGCCGCCCCACATTCGGGCTTCTTCGGTTCGTGTAATCAGGTTGGCTAGTTCAAATGCGTTGCCGGTGTACGTTTGCGCCGAACCAATAGAACGGCCGAAAAATTGGGAAGTTGCTAAGCCGGCGGCAACACCTAAGTAAAGAATTTGATCTTCGGTAGTTTGTTGGGCCAACGCGTAATTGACTAGTTGCGCGCGGCCCCAATCTGCTTGTAAACCTTCACAACTAATTGTGACCGAATCCATGTTTGTTACGAATCCGTAGTTAATGGCAACATCTCGAATGCGGCCAACAAAACATGTGAAGTTATCTTTGCCGATTACGACGCCGGGCTTGTAAATGTAAAGAATGATTTGGTCGCCCAATTTTGGGGTGGTTGTCCATGATGAAGGAAATTCGGTAGAGATTTGCGCCGATTCAATTGAATAATCGTCAATTTGTAGTTGACGGCCTTTGAAGATTGATAGGGCCGTGATATTTGGCAGTTCGTACCAAGTGGCGCCCTGCTTGAATTCTGCTTTCCATAACGACGGTGTGGCCATTATGCCACCCTGACCGGCAATGGGCCGTTAGAACGGTTGTAGCGGCGCAATGCGTCAACAATGGCGTTGGGGTCGCCGCCCTGAACCGTGATGTTAAAAGTGTTTCCTAGGCCGCCGCTGTTTCTGCCGCGCAAAGGAACAACGGCTTCGGGGCCGCGTTCGCCAATCATTGCGATTGTTGGGCCTGTGACAATTCCGCCGTCTGCCAACATGGGAATGTTCGGCACATCGAAACCTTTTCCGCCTAAGCCGGGCACCCAACCGGGAACCTTGAATGAAAGCTTGCCAACGGTGTTGTTCCAAACTGACGCGATGCCGTTGAATAAGCCTTTATAGAAACCAACAAGGGTTTCGACATATCCGCGAACTACTGAGACAACGCCGCCGAACCCTGTTTTTAAGCCGTTCCAAATTTTGGTTGCAAAATCTCCGATTCCTTGCAAGCCGGCTTTTATGCCGTCCCACACAAAAGAAGCCGCCGTTCCGATTGCTTGGAATGCTTTTCCAAAAATGTTGAACTTTGCTTGTAGAACCGCTAGGGCGACGCCTACGGCGACGAATGCGACAACTAATAAAAAGATCGGGTTCAATGCCATGACGGCGTTAAACGCCGCTTGAACGGCTGTGAACGCGGTTGTGGCCGCTGTCCACGCCTTCATTGCAAAATTGACGGCAAGAATGGCGGTAGCAATGCCGGCGATAGTTCCGCCAACCGCTAAGATAACGCCGGTGTTGTTTTGTGCCCATTGGCCTAGTTGGTTAATGAACGGCAACACTTTTTCAATGGCCGGCAGTAGGGCCGCGCCAATTGATTCTTTTGTTTCGTTTAGTCCAATTCCAAGCTTCTTGAATTGGCCTTCCGCTGTGTTGGCGGCGGCGGCCGCGTCACCCCCGAAAGTATCGGCCAAAACCGACATGGCGCCTTCAACGTCTAACCCGTTTTTCAATAGGGTTTTCATGCGCGGATCTAACGCTTTCAAACCTTTGTCATTGCCGGCGTAAGCCTTTGATAGGGCGTCGGAAACGGTCGCTAGATCCTTCCCGGTGCCGGCCGAAATGTCCAACGCTAATTGAAGGCCGTCTTGTGCTTGCCCTAAATCTTCGGTGCCAATAACAAGTTTGGCTAATGCCGGGCGAAGGTCATCATCTGCCGTGGCGGTCGCCATGGAAAGACTAGAAAGCCATTGTTCGTTTTTGGCTAGCGCCTTGTCTGTTGCGGTGGTGACGCCTCGAATGTTGCGCGCCAATTGTTCTTGTGCGGCCTGATCTTCAATGGCGGCCTTGGTGAAATCAACCGCGGCGGCACCTAAACCAACAAGGGCGGCGGCGGCCGGAACCGCGGCTTTCTTAATAGCAAATTGTGCTTTTTCGCCGGTGGTTTCAAGCTGTTTGAATTGTTGAACGGCCTTGTCAATGCCTGCCCCGGCAAATTCGGTAATGATTGGAATGGTTATAGCCACGGATTATTTACCCTTCATCAATCGATCGGCGGTTCGCATTGCTTCGAATGCTAAAGATTCAACCGCGCCTTCAACTTCGTTTTTGTGTTTCTCATATGCCGGCCACATGACGCGCGAAGGCTTGCCCCATTTGGCGGAAAGGTTACGTGACATTATGCCGTTGCGGCCCATGTCAAAAATGGTGTCAACCATTCCCGACCAACGAATGAAGAACACGGCAAGGTTGCTTGTGCGGCCTTGAAATTCTTTAACTTTTTTCCCGGATACGCCGGCCTTAACAAGTTTGTTTGCCTTGTTCGGATCCCATGGCAACATTTTGAAACCGCTTTTGGTTGTCCATGAATACTGCCAACCCGACAACGGAAGTTTGGGAATGTTGGCTTTTGCTTCTTGAACAACCGGTGAAACGATTTCTTTATATTCTTTGGTTATGCCGCGCCGCAATGACGGTTCAAGTTTGTTCAAGTTCTTTAACGCGTCTTTCAGGCCCACAATTTCAATGTTCGTTTGAACGGTCATTGTTGGGCCTTTCTTTGCTTGTTAAGAACATCAATTGCGGTGTTCAAATCTTGGATTGTAAAACTTATTTCCGGGGGCCAATAGCCGGTTTCGATCAGGATTTCCGCCAATGATCGGCTTATTGATCCCCGTTGGTGGGGTTTGCGTTATCGCTATCTATCACTTCTAGTTTCACAAGCTTTTTGAGAAAATCATCTAGTTGAAGCGGGGTGGGAAACCCACCCGTTTTCGAAGCTTCATGTGCAAGGAATCCCAACTGTTCAATTGAAATTCCCGTTGCAAGATCCGAAGCTTTAACCTTAAATTTTCGTTCTAGTTGCACTATGTGAAACAAGTTGGTTTCAACGACATAATCGTTTTCGCCGGTGTTGATATTGATTGATAATTTCATTTGTTCCTTTGCACGGTAAAGGGTTT